TATGTGTTCGTGAATCAATTCGTGTAACAACAGTTAAGCCATCAGGATCAGTCTCAATTCTTTCTGGTGCAACTCCTGGAGTTCACTGGGGACCTGGAGGAAACTTCTTCCTTCGTGCAGTTAGATTTGGAAATACAGATCCAATGATGCACTTGTTCAGAGCAGCGAATTATACAATTGAAGACGACGTAGTATCAGCAAACACATCTGTTGTTTATTTTCCAATTAAGTCTGGTCACCCAAGATCAGAAAAGGATGTAACATTATTTGAAAAGATTGCACTTGCTGCAACTGCTCAAAAATACTGGTCTGACAATGGTGTTTCTGTAACTCTGTCATTTGACAAGGAAACAGAGTCAAAGCATGTTGTTCCAGCACTTCATATGTACGAAGGTCAACTAAAAGCAGTCTCGTTCCTTCCAATGGGAAATACCGTTTATCCTCAACAGCCATATACTCAAATTACTGAAGAGCAGTATGAGTCATATATTGGTAAGTTGAAGCATATTGACTTTAGTGCAATTTACGACGGTGTAGATAATCTTGAGGCTCAAGGTGAATCATACTGCACCACAGACTACTGTGAAATAAAAATTAAGTAGCCTTCTGTGGTAAAATAGACTATCATGTCTAGTCCATCAAACCTATATGCAGAAAAGGTGTTTGCAGAGCACCCAACTGTTTTATGGGCATTGGATGATAAGGCAGACTATATTTCTCTTATATCTGAGCCACAAAGATCCGTATACTCTTGGGATGTTACTGGAGGAACGGCAAGTAATTTTACAGAGGCTATAGACGAACCATTCATCGATAGTTCTGTTACAAAAATTATTGGTAATTTAACCTCAGAAGACTTTGGTGAAGTTGTTTGCATAAGCGATGACATAATAAACTTTTCACAGTTAAACTCTTATATGTCAACATTTTCTGTTGGAGCATATATATACTCGATCAGTTCTTACATTTCCAGCATTGAAATTGGATATGAGTATTACGATACAACAACAGGAACTAATATTCAAAAATTAAAAAACTATGACACGTCTATATATGACAACTGGGTATTTGTATCAGATACGTTTGATATACCACAAGAAAATACAACGTTTCGTGTTGTTTTAAAGATTAGATATGTTGCAGGTGCATCGTCTACAAATGATTATCATTTTTTAGTTAATGGTGTTAGTCTTGGACAGTGGTCAGAAGAGTTTCACTCTGCATCACTTGGTGTATCAAAGATCTCTTTACCAACATCAATACCACTAGCAACCACATCTGTAGTAGAGGCCAAGTCTTATGGATTAAAAGAAACACCTGGATATTATTTTGTTTCAGACAATGCACTTGTAGCAAAAAATTCTGGAATACCTATTGTTTATGGTTCAGGGAATACGACAATTCTTAGTGAAAATTCAGGAGCGCCATCACTGATTGTTCCTGGATATGGGTTTTTAAATGAAGATGGAAAGTTTAAAGAATATACTTTAGAGATGTGGATGAGAATAAATTCAGACTCATCAATTAAAAAAAGAATTTGCGGTCCAATTAAATCTGAAGATGGAATATATGTTGACGGTCCTTTTATAACATTAAAGATTGGCGATAATTATTCTTCCCATTATGTCGGGGAATGGACAAGGCCAATGCTTGTACACATAAGAATAACCAACAACTCAGCAAGTCTTTTAATTAATGCAGAACAGGTCATATCACTTAACTTTATAACAGAAGACCTGTCTTTTCCAAATAAGTATGACGAAGATGGTAAGGATCAGGACTGGATAGGTTTTTATGCCTACGAAGATGTTTCTCCAATAGAGATTGATTGCGTTGGCATATATCCATATCAGGTTCCAGCGCTGGTGGCAAAAAGAAGATTTGTTTATGGCCAAGGAGTAGAAGTTCCAGAAAATATTAACGCATCTTACAGTGGTACTTCTATGTTTGTTGACTATGCTTTTGCTGACTATACTAAAAACTACTCTTATCCAGATCTTGTCAAGTGGTCAGATGCTTCTGTAGATAACCTTGTTACTTCTTCAAATTCTTTGTCATGCCCAGACTACTACCTACCAGAACTATTTTTTAGTAATAAAACTAACGAGGATTTTTATAATGACTCACTTCTTTTGCCAAATGAAGATAATCTTTACATAAGAATGAGACCATCTACTTCTTGGAATAATACAAATGGATATATGCTTTTTGATAAGTTAAATGTAACCAATAATGAAATCAGGTGTTTTTACGGTGTATTTAAAATATTATCAATACCAACATCAAACCAAGTTTTATTTAAGATAGAAGATGAATCAACTAATAATAATTTTTCTATTGAATTAAAACCAAATCTAGAGATTGAATATAAGTTAAAGTTTGGCTCATTAGATGAGGTTGTATACAAAACGATAACAGCAGTTATTGGAGAAGAATTTACATCAGGAATAGATATACCTACGTTTACAGAAAATTATGGAAACAATGTTCGTTCATTCTTTGGTAACAGAGCATCTTTAAAATTATACGTTGGTGGAAATAAAGATTTAAACAAAACATTTACTGGAAACATTTATAAGGTTGGATTTTCTACAGAAAGAAACTATTTATCAATATCAGAACTATTTAATCAGTTTGGCGTACCAGTAGACTTTGAAGATGTGTTTGACACTTTCGGAGCATACGTTGATTATGATGCTGGTCAGTATTATGGAGCAAGCCAATATTTCTGGAACTATGTTTTAGATGGAGGATCACCATCTCAGTTCTCTTCTACTCAACTAATTGAACACATTGCCAGTTATACACTCAGTCCAAAGAAATATTTTGATAAGTTTGCTTTAGACATAGACATTGATGGATATTGGGAAGACAAGGTTGCCCTTAGACACTTTGCTCAATATGTATCCGATAGCAAAGGAAATCAACAGTACGACCTAGACTTTTTGCAGTTTAATATAAACTACCCAGCACCATCAAAATATGCAGAACAAGCAACATCATCTGACTGGACTTACGGTGAACTACAAACAGAATATCAAAACCCAATACAAAGAAACTATGATTCTTTGGACAATCATCTTTACACTGGATATAACGACTACGAAGATCTTGCAAATAGATCTGTAAAAAGTTATAAGTACGATACATCAGATTCATTTGTAAAGTCTTATATAACATTTCAGTATCTTCAGAATACTTCTACTAATGCAGAAGGATACTTTACAACAACAGAACTTGCACCTAAAAATGGTATTGTTACTCCAATAGGAAACTGGATTAATACAAAGTACGAAGTTGTTGATGGAATGCTAATATATCCTCCAACTGGTATAGATTTTAATGATCTCTACATTGTTATTCATTTAAACTTTAAGGTTCGTGGAATTCTTAATAAACCAATTAATGTTAGAAGTCTACAACTTGCTTCTCAGGCATATAATGATTCTTCTGCCAACCCTATTGGAACTAGATTTGGTGTTCCAGTTTATCCATACAAAAAGTCTGGGGTATATTATGACTATAAGGGTGTTAATCCATACACAATTTATAAAGGTACATCTCCATACTTGTACTTAACAAGAAGTTCTGGATTCCAAATAAAGGGAACATACGATCCTCTTATAGATCGTGGACTAGCAATTCCAATTAATTCAAATCAGTCTAGCAACTACAAAGTAATGGCTATGCAAGCAGCCATAAGGTATGATCAAGACTTTTTCCCTTTTGCTCCAACACAGATTTTTGAGATAGAAAGCAAGGGCAACAGGCTAAAGGTATTTATGGTTGCAAATCATCCAGAAGGCAAGAGAGCAAAGATTTATGCAGTAAATGCAAACACTGGTCAGATTGAAGATGGTATTGGTTTTTATTGGAATGGAAACATTGTTAAGGAGCCAAACGTTACAGTGCGTGAATGGGGAATGCTTGGTATTTCATTTTCAAGCCTATTAGATTTTTCTAATTATGTTGGATCAATTAAGATTACTGGTCCAATTTTAGTTAATCTAGTTTCTCATTATAAATCGACAAACCTTCAAGAGGTTCAAAACATTACAGAGCGCCCATGGTTTAAGGTAAAGTATAACGGCCCTCTAACTCTTGACTGGGAATATTGGAATCCAGCATATATCTGGCAAGGGGTTCTGATCTTGTCAACAACATCATATTATGGAGTTAATCCAGCAGATATCTATAAGAGTTATGCTGGAACAAACAAGTTCATAATTGACGACACAAGACTGTTTAGGTTAAAAAATTACCAATATTCCTTTAATACAGAGATATCTTGGCAATCTTCAACCGAAAATGCTGTCTAATATGGTATACTTGTTGTTATGAACCTAGAGAATCCAAAGAAAAAGCGCAAGCAACTGCCCAAAATGAAGGGGCAAGTGGGAGAATCCCGTGCAAAGATTATTGAAAAGCATTATGACTGGGGACTATATGTTTATAAAAAGGCCAATGGTAAATGGTTTACAGATGGTACTGGCTCTGTTTTAAACATTGAATCAATGAAGGGCGACATTCTTCAGATATCTAAACTTAAAGAAGCAGCAAAATATTACGGGGATGAAGGAGATGGCGAATGCATCTTCGTACCAGGATTAACTAGAATTTCAGAAGAAGAATACTCTGAGCAAAAGCAAAGACTTGCAGAAGGACTAATTCCGTCTATGAACGATCTTGGAGCAGTTCAAGCAGCCAAGGACACTATTGCAAAATATGGAAGTGATGACTAATGAGTGAAGATAAAGATTTTATTATTAGAGCAAAGACTGACAATCTTTTGCCAGAAGATGATACATTTGCAAAACAAGATCCTTTTAATCAGACATGGGATGTAATTAAAGATTTGCATGGACTAGATAACAACTTTAAAAGAAGAACTTCTAGACTTGTTAAGTCAGAAGCAACACAGGGATATATTGATAGTTCAAGAGCCGAAAGCGTTGGTGTTAATGGGGCAAGATCTAAAGAGATTAACTCAGGAACAGTTTACAGAAATGCATATGGTCTGTTCGATGTAATTACACCACCATGGAATTTATATGAACTTGCAAGTTTCTATGACACATCCTTTGCTAACCATGCAGCAATTGATGCTAAGGTAGAAAATATTGTCGGGCTTGGATATGAATTTAAAGTATCAAAGAGAACTATGTTAAAGTTGGAGGCTTCTGAGCCAAAGACTGCAGAAAATGCAAGAAAAAGAATTGAAAGAGCCAAGATAGAATTAACAGATTGGCTTGAGTCATTAAATGACGAAGACTCATTTACAACAACAATGGAAAAAGTTTTTACTGACTTACAGTCAACAGGAAACGGTTATCTTGAAATTGGACGAACAGTTCGTGGAGAGATTGGATACGTTGGCCATATTCCATCAACAACAATGAGAGTGCGAAGACTTCGTGATGGTTTCGTTCAAGTAATTGGAAATAAGGTTGTTTACTTCAGAAACTTTGGTGCAACAAATCCAAACCCTCTTGGAACAGATGCACGACCAAATGAAATTATTCATTTTAAAGAATACTCACCAATAAATACTTTTTACGGTATTCCAGATATTATGTCTGCAATCGGATCTCTTCACGGTGATCAACTTGCATCACAGTACAATATTGATTATTTCCAAAATAAAGCAACACCAAGATATGTTGTAACTCTAAAGGGTGCTAAATTATCTGCTGAAGCAGAAGACAAAATGTTTAGATTCTTGCAAACAGGACTTAAGGGGCAGAATCACAGAACTTTGTATATTCCACTCCCAGGTGATTCTGATAATAATAAGGTGGAGTTTAAGATGGACCCTGTTGAGAACGGCGTACAGGAAGCATCTTTTAAAGAATACAGAAAGCAAAACCGTGATGACATTCTGGTTGCCCACCAAGTCCCATTGTCTAAGATAGGTGGCGGTGATTCATCAGCAATCGCAGCAGCACTTTCACAGGACCGTACTTTTAAGGAGCAGGTTGCAAGACCAGCCCAAAGAAATCTAGAAAAGATGATCAATAAAATCATTAAAGAAAAAACAGACATTCTTGAGTTTAAGTTTAATGAGTTAACACTTACTGATGAAATTGCTCAGTCACAGATTATTGAAAGACTTGTTAAGACACAGGTTATGCTTCCTAACGAGGGTAGAGAACTTTTGGGTCTACCACAGATCGAGGGTGGTAATGAGCCATTCCAGCCTAAGCCAGAACAGGCAGCAAATGATAATGCAAATAGAGCAAGGGATTCAGAAAGAACTAATAACCAGTCTGACGGACCAGCCACTATAAGTGGTAGGAACCCAAAGGGCGAAGGCAGAAAATTTGACGACATGACCGAAATGTCCGAATAGTGATATATCAATAAAAAGGGTATATAATATAATAACCATGACCATATCTAAAACCCATTGGAATACTGACGGCGACTCTGTTCGCCTGTCAATGCCTTTTAGTAAGGTAGACAAGGAACGACGTATCGTGTCTGGTTTTGCATCTTTAGACAACCTAGATAAGCAAATGGACATTGTTACTGCAGAAGCATCAATGGCAGCATTTGCAAAGTTTCGTGGGAACATTAGAGAAATGCACCAACCATTAGCAGTTGGTAAAATGGTCAACTTTAAAGAAGATAAGTACTTTGATCCAGAATCAAAGAAGTTTTATAAAGGTGTGTTTGTATCAGCATACGTTTCAAAAGGTGCACAAGACACTTGGGAAAAAGTTCTAGATGGAACTTTAACTGGTTTTTCAATTGGCGGAAGAATGAATAAGTGGGACGATGGATACGATGAGAAGTCAGATACACAAATTAGAATTATTAAAGATTATGATTTAGTTGAGTTGAGTCTTGTAGATTCCCCAGCAAATCAGTTTGCAAATATTGTATCAGTTGAAAAGGTTGATGGCGTAGATGTTATCAAGGGAGATTCAACAGTACTAGAAAATGTTTTTTATGATAAAGAACAAGGTCTTGTTATGGTGTCAGAAAATGACTCAGAGACTAATCCAATTAGCGGAGCGCAAATGGAAAATATAGGGTTCGTTGAAAAAACGGATAGTGAAAAAACTACAATGATAAAATTCTTAGTTGATAGTGCTAAAGGCATTAATACTTCTAAGATTAACAAGGAGGTACAACCTATGACAGAAAACACAGAAACAGTTGCAGAAGTTATTGAAACAGAAGCACCAGTAGAAGTAACAAAGTCAGAGGTCGCTCCAGAGGTTGATGCCGTTGTTGAAGCACCTACAGAAGAAGTTACTAAGGCTGATGAAGCCGTAGTAGCAGAAGAAGTTGCAAAGTCTGAAGAGGCTCCTGCAGTTGATGTAGTTGAAGAGACCACAGAGGTATCTAAATCAGATGAAACAATTGTTGACTCAGTTGAAGAAATCAAGAATACTCTAGAATCAGCCTTTAGCGATCTAGTTTCAACAGTGAAGTCTTTGCAGGCAGAAGTAGAAATGCTTAAGTCTACAAAGGTAGATGTTGAAACAGCAAAACAATCATTTGAAGCAGTTGCAAAAGATATTGCAGCAGTATCAAGTGAGTTCAATGAATTTGGTAAGCGAGTCGATGCTGTAGAAGCAGATACCGCTTTCCGAAAGTCTGGCGATCTCGGCGAGATAGTTCAGAATCAACCTGAAACGGTTGAAAAATCCCTATGGGGCGGTAGTTTCCTCAAAACAGCCGACTTATTTAATTAAAAAAACAATAAGTAAAAAATCACAGGAGGTGACAATATGTCGGAACAAAATATAGAAAAGAACCAACCAGGTACCGCAGGTAACCTAGGTGGAACAGCACCAGGACTCTATCAGGGTCAGGGAGCATTCGCATCTGGATCAGATGCAGGTTCAAACGTACCAGGTAATTACACTGATGGTGGTGTATTGGGTAATATCCCAACAGCACTAACAGGAATCACAACTGGACCAAACGCAGTAAATCCTTCAGGTGAGGCTGGATCAGGTATCCTACGCCCAGAGCAAGCACGTCGTTTTATTGACTACGTGTGGGATGCTACCACTCTCGCCCAAGATGGCCGTCGTGTTACTATGAGAGCCAATACAATGGAACTCGAAAAGGTAAACGTCGGAGAGCGTGTAATCCGTGCAGCAGCGCAAGCAGTTGGCGACTACACAAACGCAGGTGCAACATTCTCAAAGGTTGAATTGACTACAAAGAAGATTCGTCTTGACTGGGAAGTTTCTGCAGAAGCACTAGAAGATAACATCGAAGGTGCAGCACTAGAAGATCACATTGTCCGTTTGATGACAAATGCTTTCGGTAACGATATCGAAGACCTTGCAATCAATGGCGATGGCGCAACAGGCAACTTCTTGTCAATCATGAATGGTTTCGTAAACCACGTCAAGACTGACGGAGATGCTCACGAAGCAGTAGTTACAGTTACAAATGATAACTGGACAACTGATGCAATGCAGAAGATCATTCTTGCAATGCCACGTAAGTACCGTGCAATCAAGTCTAACTTGAAGTTCTACGCAGGAACAGATGCATTCCAGGGAATCGTTAAGAATAACGGTACACTTGCAGATGCAGTTGCTGAAGCATTTGCTTCACAGGCTGGTGGAACACCAACAAACCGTCAGGCATACCTTGATGGTGGAGCACAGACATTCGGTGGAGCACGTACAACACGTGTTCTCGGAATTGACGTACAGGAAGTTCCTTACTACCCTGCAGGATATGTCGACTTGACATTCCCACAGAACCGTGTATGGGGATTCCAGCGTGACATCACTGTAAACCGTGAATACAAGCCAAAGAAGGACACTGTAGAATACACAGTCTTCGTTCGCTTCGGTATTCAATGGGAAGAGCAGGATGCAATCGCATTCGCTGATGCTGCAGCAGATGCATAATCTGTAAACAGTACACTTTAGGGGGAGTAGGAGTTAACGCTCCTGCTCCCCTTATCACTTATAATGATATAATACTATTCAGGAGGAAATCATGGAAAATTTTAATTATAATCCTGCAGAAGATACAGTTGAAGAAACACCAGTTATCGAAACACCAGTTGTTGAAGAAACAAAGGTAGAAGAAGCACCTGTAGAGCCTGTCAAGGAAGAAGAACTAGTTGTAGAGCCAAAGGAAGAAGTTTCTGAAGCAATTACAACACCTTCATACCAATCAGTCAAAGAAGATCAAGCACTTGGTTCAGTCGCAAATGGAGTAATTGGAGCATCAACAGCACCAAAGGCACCAAAGAAGAAGGCAGAGCCAAAGGCTGCAAAGGAAGCAAAGACAGTTGCAATTAAGTCAACTAAAAATGTTTCTTGGGTCGGAGTTGGCAAGGTATCAAAGGGAATCAACATCGTTTCACAGAGCGAAGCCGATCAATGGCTAACTCGTGATCATATTACACTAGTTACACCAGAACAAGTTAAGTCGGAGTTTGGTAACTAACAAATGGAGATATTGAGGGTTCCGCCATATGATGCTGTTGTAGTAAACTTTGTTGTCCCATCAGGCTACGATGAAGTAGACATGTATGCAAGAGTAACAGATATGGCGGACCTTTCAGTAGAAGTTTTAGAGTTTTTAGAATCTTCAACAGGAGAAACTATAGAGATATCTCTTCCAGGAAGATACGACAATAACTATAGAGTAGAAATTTTTGTAATTAACGACGGCATAGAAGATGTAATATACGAAGAGTTTTATGAGTTAATTAGACCATACATAGATCCAAATACACTAGGTACTACTGCATCTGAAATTGCAGAGTACACGATTTTAGAATTAGTGGCACGATCAATCATTGACACATTTGTGCCAGAAGGATTTTATAACAAAAAGGTAACAGTAGTTGGAACTGGAAATGGTTCTGACTACTTCCCATTATGGGAAAAGGTTTACAGAGTTTTCAAGGTATATGAGAATAACGAACTAGTTTATGATAGATCGACTCCAGATACAAACGAATATGACTACATCATTACACCAGATAGAACTGCGATTCAAAGAGTTTACTCTGGACAAATGAATAGATACGAATCAACTGCTCCAAATCTTCCAATTGGAAGAGGAGATCTTGGTTACTATGGATACGAGGGTGTCGCATTTCCTCAAGGATATGACTACACATTTGTTGTTGACTATGGATACATAACAATTCCAGCAGATATAGAGTATGCAGAAAAACTTCTGATTGAAGATTTAAAGTGTGGAAAGTTAGACTACTACAAGAGATATGTAACTGCCTATAATACTGATCAGTTTAGAATTCAGTTTGACAAAACAATGTTCAACGGTACTGGTAACTTCCTGGTAGATAAGATACTGGAGAAGTACGTTAAAACTATTACCAAGCCAGGGATAATTTAATGATATGCGAACAGCCAGACTTTATATTCCCAATGCAGGCAGACATCTACTATCCAATAGTTGAGCAGGGAACTTATGGCAATGTTAAAAAAACTTGGATTCTAGATAAAACAATTGCTGCTAACTTTAATGCTGCAGGTAGTGCTAACAAAGAAGAGATTACTCCAAACGTCAACATAACACAAAAGACATCATTGATTGGAAGAGCAAGAACAGATATTAGAATCTCAAGCCTAGATGCTCCACACTCAATAACTAACATTATATTAACAAACATTCGTGACAAGAATTGTAACGAGATTTATATGGAGACATCTGGTCCACGTGCAGGAAAGTCTACTATTTTTGAAGTGGCAACCCAAGAACCATATGTTGGTCCATTCGGCGGTATAGAATATTATAATTTAGTAATACGTAGATCAGAAAACCAGGCGGTAGATGTATGAGAGTTATATTTAATGACAAGAAGTTTATGAAGGATATGAACAATATAATCGAATATTCGTATGGTTTTTTAGAAGGACTTGAGATAGGCAAGAAAGAACTGTACGCAAATATTGCTCCAGAGATTGTAGAACTTGCTTCTCAGTATGTAGACTCAAATGCAAGAGTAACACCAGAACTACTTCACCATGTCTATGAGTGGGGTAAATCAGGAAGCCCAAAGGCAAGATTATTTGATATTGATTACACAATTAGTAATCTTGGTATTACTTTTGACAGCAAGTTAAAGCAATCAACATCTATTAAAGAAGGATCAAATGTTCCTTTTGCAGATAAAGCAAGAATTATGGAAAAAGGCATTGGAGTTATTATTAGTCCTAAGAGAGCAGACGCACTTCGTTTTGAAATAGACGGAGAAGTTATCTATACAAAGAATGACGTTGTTGTTACCAATCCTGGAGGACAAACAGAAGGTCAGTTTGAAAAAGTTATCAATGAATTTTTTGGAGTTTACTTTAAGCAATCATTCTTAAGAGTAAGCGGATTAGACAGACACTTTAAGAACCCATCTGTATATAAGAAAAATATTAAAGCAGGTAAGCGAGGCGGTAGAAATGTTGGTAAATCTACTGGTATCAAGTGGGTTGCTAGTGCAGGGATGGCATCATAATGGCAGAATCAACGTCAACACTTAACACCCCAGGACTGTGGGTAAACAAGTACTTACAGGAAAAGATATTTGGGAACACAGAAATCGCTATGCCATTTTTCCCAACAGCCCCAAACACAATAGAAGATTTAACAGAACAGTGGGTAGTGATAAACGACCAAAGACTGTCTTACCAGGGTGTAGTTGCAGTATACGATAGACTAATCAGAATGAGAAGGTCTCCTTTTCCACACATCAAGTGTGAACAATTGTTATATTATTTTTATGCAACCCAAAACGATGTTACTGAAAGCATGATTAAGGTCCAAGAGTCAGTGCTAAGGCTTATGGACCGTGGGGATGAAACCGCAGAAGAAATAAACGCATGGGCAAAGGGTAAAACTTTTGGTGATATGGAATGCAACTTCTACTTCCATAATTTTAAGATATACCAACTAGAAGAGGTCAGGG